TTGTTTGGTATGAATGTAATATACCCCACTGAGGACCCAATGGGTGGTTTAGTGGTCAGTTCGTCAACTGGCTAGGTAGACGGTCTCGTTTTGTGCCCAATATGCTATATACTTGCCTTCGGTGAGCTTACCACTGAGACGGGGGCGATAGTCGGCAGTCCTAGTACTGCGCTTGTAACCCCAGTTCATATCCTTTTCATCCCAAGCTCCCCACATAAACTCGGTGCCTACGGGGACTGCTGAGAATGGTACGCGCTTCATGGTGTCCTTTGTGTTGGTGTGGTTTAGTGGTCAGTTCGTCAACTGTCTACCAGTTTTGAATGACTGCTGAGTTGCCGAGCTTGTTTTGCTCAGCCATGATCTCTTCGGCTTGTGCGTAAGTCTTTACCGTGATGTAGCGGAAGCCATCCTTAGATTCAGGGAACAAGCCCATGTGATCAAAGATGCGAACGGTTTGATTGTGGCGCATTGGGTTGGTTGCTTGCCGATGAAACTAATATACCCCACCAGCGGACCAGTGGGGCATTTAGTGGGCACTTAGGAAACTGGCACAGCGATGATGTCTACAACTAATTTCATGATATCCTCTGAGTCTTTGGGATCCAGGTAGTACGAATGATCTAGCTCATCAGTGTCTTTCATTGCTTCAATCTGATAGTCCAATTCATCACGAATAAACCCACCGAATTCATCTACGATACGTTGGGCTAGTGCTAATCTCTGGTCAGTTGTTAGGTTCATTGGTTTAGTTGTTGTCTACAGGTAGTTCAGCTTCTGGATCAAATGAAAAGGTTCCAAGACCAATTTCATTATTAGTTGTTGAAAAGTAAAATAATTCGTCTTCGATTTCAGTTGTTGTATCTAAGATGTAATGAGTTAGAACACATTCACCAGAGTCTACAGTCCATTCATTTACAATACAAGCTGCAAGTTCAGTTTGATCGTTATCGAAATGTACTAATGCTTGATTAGTTTGTGTTGCTAACGAATCGTAAATTGTATCCGACAGGTCAAACTCCGTCACGAGATCTCTCCATTGAGTTCAGCCAACTTGGCTGTTGCTAAACATTCTAGCACGGTCCACAGTTTTTGACCAGAGATCATCTTTCCATCGCAATAGTACTCAGCAGTATCTTCAAACAACGCGGTAAGTTCTGCGAGGTCGGTGCGGTTGAGTTCCATGAAAAAAGGATGTCCTTTGTGTTGATGAATCAACTATAGGGCATCCAGGGGAGAATATTCAGTTTTGTGGACAGTTTATCAAGTGGCACATTGTGCGCTCATTACTAATAAGAATAACAAATAAATTACGATTGCAAAGTATACTAATATACCTCAATTCCTGATTTATCAGTAATACTGATCTCAAGCTTTTCATCTCCTTCTAGTTCTAATAAAGAACTAAAATCTAATTCTTTGTAATCGAAATCATCATAAACTTCCAAGTCTAAAGTAATACTAATAGACTTCTTATGAGGATATGAGGTGTGCATG